GGAGCAAGCCTCGGAGGAGGTGGAGGAGCAGGTGCTTTCGAAACACACCTCACGAATCCTGCAGGCATACAACATTTTACATCAGGCACCACATACACAATCAAAGTAGGAGAGTGCGGAAACAACGGAGATGGCCACGGCAACACCGGTGTATCATCAGGTGACTGGTCGGGCATACAGGGACCAGACATTTTTCCCATAGTTGCTTGTGGTGGAGGAGCAGGTGGAGCCAGAGATGCACCAAACGGTGCCCCGGGTGCTCACACAGAACACCCAACTTTGAGAGGCATCAAAAATATCAGCAGTATAACTAGGGCCAATCCGTGCGTGGTAACTTTCACTTCTGCACACGATTTGACTGCATACACAGTTGGTGCAAACAAATATTCAAACTACATCCATTTCGCAGGAGTGGGTGGAATGACAGAACTTAACTGGGGAGGCACAGGTGTTCAGAGCGGAGTTGGACCCATATTCAGTTACGAGGTAGTCGATTCAACATCGATCAAATTGTATGATGCCTATCCTCACACAACAGGAAATCAATACGACAGTTCCGGCAACACAGCATATACCAGTGGTGGTACCATGCACCCATGGGGAATTTGGGATGGTGGTAGTGCAGGTGGTGATTCTTGTGGTGCAGTACCAGGTTCCGCAAGTACAGTTACTAGAGCGGCCAACGAAGCACACGCTCATTCAACCACAACCAACACATTTCCAATGAACCTACCAGGTTATGCATCCGTGCCAGGCAACTATGCCACGAACGGAAACAACAGTGGAGCAACTTCAGTTACACTGAATGGGGATGGAACTGAAGATGGTTTTGCTGGAGGTGGTGGTGGATCCTTCGAAGCAGGAAACACAGACGGTAACGGACAAGGTGGAGATGGTACATTTTCAGATTGGGAACCGGGATCAGGAAAAACTTATGCATCAGGTGGTGGTGCAAATAGAGTCAATAACCCAAATACAGGGAGTGGTACAGGAAACGCTGAAATGGGTAATGGTGGTCATGCTGGTAATTTGCACACTTCTACTGGTGATGGACCAGGACCAAGAGATGGAGCAGTTATATTAAAAATTCAAACCAGTGAATACACAGGCACAGTTACACCAAGCGATAGCACGGCACCAACAACACAGACCGAAAGTATTTGGACATACGTAACGTTCAGAGCCAGTGGTACATACACACACTAATCAAGCAGTCCATTTCCTTTTACAAATATAACATTTAGTTCGCCATGTGCGTCTATCTAGGCGTTGATGATTTTTTGTAGCGGCACACAGAGTAGGATCACCAATTCCTGCACAATCCTTAATTGTAAAAACAGGTGTCTCAATCTGTCGGAAATCCAAGTGGTTACTTTTAAAAGTGCCACCCATGTTCCGTATTCGCTCTTTTATGTTTTTCATTATAATGATGGTGCACCAGCGTAGGACTTCATATGGCATATACAATAGTACAGAATGCGTAGTGCACCAATAGGAGAAAACAAAATGTCAGCATTTGTTTTCAAAAATATTTAGTACCTTAGATATATTTTGTGTTAGTAAATGGTTCATTTGGTGTTTTTGGCAATTTTGGTTTTTAAGGTCTGTTGGATCAAAGAAAAAACTTGAAAAAAATCACCAAATTGTGCTATCATATAAATAAACTTGACGTAGGCATATACAGGCAATTTTCAGGCACAATAGCATCCACAAAATTTATATAAGTTTAACACACCCTTCAATTGTGTAGGTCAGATGCAACCGCAACTGTTAGGCTAGGACAGTATAATCTATGAGCAGTTATGCTGACAGAAGTTGAGAAGACTCTTTTGTCAGGCTTTGTAAACTATAACTTGAAGTTGACTACGGTTCACCTAGTGTTTACAATGACGGAAGTCGGAGGGCCTAGCAATAGGCTTGGTAAGATACGAAACACCCTTTACCACAATGCTTGGATGTAGTGAACCTTCTTAGGAGATTTTTTTAGTATTTGCTAAAAGTCTTCCTACGGCGAAAGCCTAAGAAAGAACGAGTGTTAACGAGTTCTTGGACTAACAGAGTTAGTCCTATATATTACCACTTATCTGGTTGCACATCATCGCGGAGAATTGTTATAATAACAATGTGTCCACTTGTCATTGTGGCCAATATAGGTGGACACACAGTCAATTAGTATAAATACTAGTGTTACACATAAGGAGAAAACACAAATGAGCAAAGACAAAGAAGCGATTGAACAAGCGATCGATGACGCCAGACTTGATGACATATTGACATTGATCAAGAGCCGTCAAAAGGACAACCACAATCGTCCCATAACCACACACGCCAAGAGATATCAAAGATTGAAAGAGAGATTGCACTGGGATAGGTTGGATACAATCATCACAGAAGCGGCACTGATAGGTATGCAATACGGTTTTGATTGGAACGATCAACCAGAAGTGGCCGAGGGCATAATACAATGCAACTCAATGATGATAGCAGAGAGGGTGGCGGATGCCATGGATGATTCCATACCAGAACCCAGCACTGATTCAGCGGAGAGGGCCGAGGCAATACTTGCAAAATTAAGACAGAACAGGAAAGAGGAGGACCAATAATGTCATTTCTACACAAACCAGAGTCAGGTGGATACAACACTGACAACGGCAAATTCAACGAAGCGACCATGTTGGTATCAGAGACAGCGGAAGAACTTGTGGAAGCATACACATATCTGGTGCGCCTACAACCAGTGGTGGATGAACTGCAACAACAGAATCTACTGCCAGGCTGGAACAGGCACGACGAGGAAGTCATTCCAGGTGTGGCACACAACATAGGACCCATACACAGGGGAGCAAGATTCAAGAACATAACAGAATACCAATTGATGAAACTGCTGAGGGCGATAGCCAAGGTCGAGATAGCATTGGCCAAACTGGATATTGAATCGCGGGACCTACCTGAGTATTTCACTCCACGCAACGCCAACGAAGCGGATCCACAACTGAGTCGCCAATTGGTCAAGAGACTGAACGACATCAGGAGAGACGCAGTGGTGGAACAGGAAGAGTTACTGCAGAATCCAGATCTCATCACGGACAAGATAAAACCATTCAGAGAGATATGGAATTGGTATCACAAGAAAATGAAAAACAAAAAAAAGCCAGGCAACAACCCCAGGCTGATGTTATTCAATTAAATAGTTTTGGGGGATGCACTCTTAGATATTAACGTGCTCAAACTTAATTAAGAGCCATCCCCACAAAAACGTGCTGGCAACCAATCATCGTACTTCATATTATGTTATTGTTGTCAGCACAGTTATAACCCAACATTAATCACAAAAAACATTTTTTTTATCAGTCACATACATTTGATCCAGATGGACCTTTACCACCAACGTGCGTCGAGATTTGACGCAGTAAAAGGTGTTTTATTCACAGAATAAACCTTTATATCGTTTGTATTAAAACGAGTGCAATAAATATGATTGGGCAGTTGCTTCGAAATACATAGTTGCCATACTACAATCTCCTGCAACTGTCCAACTTAACCAAACAGAAAAGGAAAATGTAAAATGAAACAACAAGCAGAAAAAATAACAATCACACTAAACGATTTCAAAACGATGTGCGGAGTGATAGACGTTGCTTCCACAAGAGGTGCATTCAGAGCCGGTGAACTGGCAGGCATAGGTATATTGCACAACAGATTAACACAGTATATTGCACAGAATGAACAAGAATCAGTCAACGGTGCACCAGCAGTTACAATGGTAGATATGAAAGAAAAATCCGATGGCAAAAAATAGAGTTGAAGAACAATGGTTATTGGTGGTAAAAGAATTTGCTACCAACTATTGGGACAAAGAAATGGAAGAAGCAAAGCAGTTGTTTGATCAACCATATCCTCACGCAGGAGAAAAAGATTACATCAAACAAACAACGTTTTTAGACAATGCAAAACGTAACAAACTTATGATGTTGAAGTACCTTGCTCAAAGTGTTAGTGGCAACATACATCCAACAGGTGCCAACACAGTGGAAGAAAAAGAAGGTGCCGCAAAACTTATTGCAATGGCAGAAAAACGGATAGCAAAAAGCAATGAGTAATGAACATAAGTTTCAAAGTATTTCTAGATACACTTAACATAGTATCACAGCAGGAAACGCCAGCAGTACACATCGAAATAGCAGAATGGCTAGAGGGCACTGAAAGTGACAACAGAAGAATCTGTCAGATGTTTAGGCACGGTGGCAAATCTTACATACTGGGTGCATACATCTGTTGGAAGTTATTGACAGATCCAAACTGGACCTGCCTGTTGATATCTGCAAAACGTAATCTTGCATTACGTAATTCGCTTTTCATACGTAACATGATTGAATCACATCCGATGCTTCAGCATATGAAAAGTGATTTGTATCAATGGAAGGCAGAAACGTTCACAGTCGAAAGACCAATAATGCAATTGAACCCCAGCGTCACTGTAAGTTCATTGGGTGCATCATTCACAGGATTTCACGCATCGATGGTTATAGCAGATGACATAGAAACATCAGACAATGTGATATCAGAAAACCAAAGAGAAAGAATTAGAGAACGTGTTGCTGAATTTGGAAAACTGTCCAACAACATTTTGATGTTTGGAACACCGCATCATGAAGAGTCAATATATTTGCATCTAGAAGATGTAGGATACACAATTAAAAAAGTTCCTATAGTGAGGACAAAAACAGTATTACAAGAAGATTCTACAGAAGTAGAAGAAGAATACCTAGCATGGCCAGACCACCCAGAAAAAATGTTTACCTACAGTTGGATTGAACAACAGAAAAGAGAAACAACCACAGGTGATTTTGATTCACAATATATGTTGATACCTACCACTACATATCAACCATTGGTAGAATTAGAAAATATAAAATATTACAATGATGAATTGGAATGGAATTCAATTTCGCAACCGTTTGGTGGATACCTCACATCTTGCCGCTTAGGAAAAAATCATAACATTACTAGAGTTTGTGCCGCATGGGACGCCGCGACAGGCCTTCATGCAAGAGATAATTCTGTACTGTCTATTTGTGCCAGAGACGACAACGGAAACACATTTGTACATGATGTAAAAGTATTATCAGCAGTGGATGAAGAAACAAAAGATTTCAGTAACCAGTGCAGAGAAATTATTGTTGCTTGTGCGTATCATAAAATCAGTCACGTGTATGTTGAGGAAAACTTTTCTGCAACGTTGGCAAATGAATTAAGACGTGTGGCGAGAGAAATGAAAGTTATGG